CTAGGGATGAGGGCGATCACGTCCCTCAGCAGAGATTGTTCCCAGATGCGCAGAGCCCTTGTCCCGATAAGGGACAGGTACGCTGCGAGGGTCCTCGCATCAAGGCTCGGTGGGGCCTTGAGCTTGAACCCTATACCATCTGGGGCAATGAGCCTCCCCACAAACTCACCCAGCCTCCCCGCGAGGGACTTCGGCTCCGAGATTTCCAACCCCAAAAGGGTGGAAAAGTCTCGGTAGGCCTCCGCCAACCTCGGGTCAGCGATAACTAGGTCGTCCCCTACAATACAGTAGGGAGCCGACCTAGGGTCGCCTCCTAGCCGGGCCCAGAGGGCCCTGACCACCGCATGGTGGCTGAGGGCGAAGGCGGCGAAAGATGGGACAGTCCCAAGGGGCTGCCCACATCGCCACCTTACCACCTCTGAGCGGGCCCCGGGGTAGGCCGTCCGAGCCGGGAGCCTCGAAATCCAACAAAAGAGGTCCACCCACGGTCTGTTCCTATCCGAAGATAGGGACCACAGAACCGTACGGGTGACCGGTAGAGGGAAGAGGTCAGTCGCCGAACTGAGGTCGAAAGACCACACGGTCTTCCCCGACCTCAACCATTCAGCGACTAACTCCGCTCCCGCCGCCTGGTTGTACGTAAAATCCTGCGGGATCCTCCTGAGCTGGGAGTACAACTCCCTCGCCCAAGGGTCCAACAGGAACTGCAACCAGCGTGGTGGAGCGAAGTAAAACCTCGCCTTCCCATCCGGTTGTACCCGGCAACGCACCGCACCGTGCCCTCTGCCCAGCCCTGGTTTCGGCCGGAAATCCGGCAGAACCGGGAGCATGGGCCAATAGGCGGGCACGGTCCCAGGCGGGTGCAGGACATGGTCCTGCATGATCCACCAGGCGTCCCTAAATAACTCCTCACCGGTTGGGGTGTAATACCCTTTCCCGGTGGTGAGCTTCAGGGACAGCGGGTTGTTGGGGAGAACCTCTCCGTGGATTCGAACCTCTGGAAGTACTTGTCGGGGTGAGACACCAAAGTGGGCCCGGAAAGGAAACCGGGATCTCCAATCTTCAGTGTCCACCTCGACTACCCTCCCGGAGGCGAGAGGCACCGTAAGGATGCGAGCCGACCCCACAGCCTTCTCAAATTTCTCCACGTCCTTCCTGGAGGGCACGGACTTCAAGCGGCCATAAGCCGTGAGAGCCGTCCTCCAGGCTTGGACGAGCTGGAGAAACTTCTCGAAGGAGGCCGTGGTGGCCACTCTCTCGGCATAACTGAGATACCGAGAGGACCACCACGGGGGTCTGCGGGGGTTCTCCCCGGCTCGGAGCTTCAGGAGGTACTGGACCAGAGCGCCAACGCGCTCTTTAGTCCAGTCGAAGCCCGAGGCGTGGACCCACCTGCCCACCGCCTTGGCTAATAATAGCCGATAGCGGTGGGACACCAGTGGGAAGGCGGCCATCAGCCGTAAGGTGTGGGTCGTGCTCGGCATGGCAGCACCTCCTATGGGGTGATGCCACCCGATGTGCGGCC